TGCACGTACATCGCTCATTTTCTTCTCCTAGAGTTCACTACATCGATGGCTCTGGCAATATCCGCCTTCCGACTAGGGTCTTTCCCAGCTCTAACTTCTATGTGATGCTTTTCATCCGCTCTCCATTGATTCGTGTAGTCGTCGACAGTCGTAAGTCCGCGCGCTTTCATGAATAGACGATGTTGAGTACGAGAAGTGAATCTTCGATCGCCTGCATCCTGATAGGCGCGGTCATTCCAGAGAATTCCCGCCTGCGCCGCCTCCGTTCCATGACGCGCGGGCGCTTCAAAATCTAGAGAAACTTCTACGAGTTCTCCGTTAATTTGGATAAATCTTCTTCTCATAAAAGCTCCGCTACGAGTATTGCAGCGATTATAGCATCAAGTTGGCTCTTTGTAACCTGTGGAAGTGTGACTTTAACTTCCACTCTTGTCGGTGAAATCGCTATTGCGGATACAGAGATTTTTTCCGGTAAAACAGGAACTCCAGATTTCTCTAGCGCAGCGACTACAGCTTCCCGAACAGCGGTAGTAGATTCAACATGCCGTTCTTCATATTCTCTTCTTCTATGGTACATCAGTTCATAGAAGCCTCCCGTAACTCGCTGAAGCGGAGTGGGGATTGGCGCGTCAAAAGTTGCATCGAATCCAGTGACTATAAATGATGCTGGATCTGCACTTATGGATCGCTCAACGGCGAACGTAGCGGCGACACCAGTGAGCGTGAAAGATCCTGGATCCGCATTGATAAACCTATCTGCTACTGCTGATGTATCGAATCCTGTAATCGTAAAACTGCCGGGATCTGCACTCAAAACGAATGCGCCGCTTACCGGAGTATAGAGTAAATCTGTAACAAAACCCGTGAGTGCAAATGCTCCGGGCTGCGCGTCGAGAATTCGACCTGCATGAAGTGCTGCTTGAAATCCAGTTAGTACAAAAGATCCGGGTTGCGCATCGACGATACGCCCCGCATGGAGCGCAGCTTGGAAGCCAGTGATGGTGAATGATCCTGGCTGCGCGTCAATAACGCGGCCAGCGGCGAGAGCTGCGGCGAATCCCGTTAAGGTAAAAGTGCCCGGTTGAGCGTCAAGGAAGAATCCCTTCGCCAGCGTAGCCAAGAATCCTGTAAGTGTAAAGGATCCCGGCTGTGCATCGATTATACGCTGAGCTTCCGCGCCCGCCGCTATTCCGGTAAGCGTAAATGATCCCGGTTGAGCATCGAGTGTAAATGCTGAGACAACTGCTGCGGTGGCCGGACGCACACGCGCCAAGAACGGTGCACCCTTGAATAGATTCAGCCTGATAACTTTCGGCGTTGCCTGCCCGAGCGGCGGGATGTTCGTCGCGCCGGATGGCTGCGGCGTGTTGTCGATCGGCAGAAACGCTTCAGCAGGGGGCCGCGCCCTGACAGTGCGCAGGCCAGTAGCGCGGTCGAACCGAGCGAGCCTCGGCTTTGCAAGCGGGATACCAGCGGCAGGATCGGTGGAGAGAAAATTGTCTATCCTGATGTTGGCCGACGCCGAACTGTTGTTGAACGCTGAGAGCCCCGGAGCGCCGCTACCGTAGGTCGCGTCCGTCTGCGCTCCCGGCGGGTTCACTGTGGAGCCGTTCTTCGACGGCGTGAGCGTCGTCCCTGCTACCGTCAGTCTGAACGTGTTCGTGGCCGCGACGGCCGCTCCGTCGGCACCGAGTTGGGTCCACGTCGTGCCGTCGTACTTGAATAGCTGAGTGCTGGCTTGCGACCCATACCAGCCGTAATACTGGTTAGTCGCCCCCCGGACCGACACCCCCATGTGGGGTTCGTTATTGGCCGTGGTGGCCGCGAAGGTGATTTCAGCGAACTGATCGGCCGGGAAGCCCGCCTCTGTTCTTCGCACTCCGTTCTCCAGGTTCGCGGCGGCGCACTGCACGCCGTTAGACTGAATCTGAAGATTCACTCCCGAGCCTACGTTGTAGGCCCAGTTTGCCGAGTAGGCGGTTATCCCGGTGCCATTCGTCCCGGTGAATGCGTCTTGCATCTAGCCCTTCCGGCTAGAGTTGAATGCCGTTAACGAACACCGGCCGGTTGATGAGCTCGTCCGACCAGCGCATGAGCAGCGTCTCCATCGTATCGTTCGCGTGATCGACAGCAGGCAATGCACCCCCCGGGAACGTCGATGCGACCACGTCGAGCTTGCCCTGCACCGCCTGCGAGAGGGATGACACCAGCGTCGTCACCGGAACGCCGAGGTTGATCGATTGGCGCGTCTCGCCGAAATACCGCTGGATGCACTGCACGAATCCGTAGATTCGCTTGATGACCTGAAGCCAGGTGTCGGTCACATCGACCCACGCGCTCGGCAGGTTCTTGTTCGAGAGCCGCGTCTGCACGCCGCTTACCTGCCCTGCGGTCAGCAACGCATTCAGATCGGCTGTGAGAAACAGCACGCCCGCATCCGCGTTGTAAGTGGTGTGCTGCCCGGCGGTGAGATCGACCCAACCGATGGCCCAGTCATCGTTGATCGGGAGCCAACCCCATAACCCAAGCACTGCACCACTCGCGTCCGTGCCGAGGATCGTGTCGAGAAATTGTGGGCGCAGCGTCTGCCCGTGCGCGGTGACGACCGTCTCGGCGGGCATGACGTACCAGCGGAGCGCCATCTCAGTTCAGCGCCGTCACCACACCGTCATGCACCTGCATCGCTTCCGCCGTCGAACCGGAGCGCTTGTACTGCACGCTGAGGATGTTCGCGGCGGTGAGGTCGGCCGTTACCTGCGCGGCCGCGCTCGCCGGAATGAACTGCTTGGGCGCCACCACTGCCTCGTTATAGACCGCAACGCCGGTCACTAGCAGCGCGCCCGCCGAGCCGAAACCTCTGCACGTTGCCAACAGCTTGACGTACCACGAGAGGTTCGTCTGCGAGGCCGTGAGCGCCTGCGCGGCGGACGACTGGATGATTGTCCCGTTGGCGTCCGCACCCGTTCCCCAGTAGATGTCCCACGTTCCGTTGCCCGGTGTCGCCGCAGTGGTGATGCGCCCGAAGAGCTCGATGGAGAGCTTCTTGCCGATTTGGCCGAAATAGTTCGAACCTAGAACCGGGAAGTTTGCGACCGGATAGAGCGCCTTGTCGGTGGTGGCGAGCGTGACCGATGCGACATCGGCGGCGGTGAAGGGCGCACGCGTGTCCTGGTAGAACGCGCCGTCCATGTGCGTAATGCCGCGGAAGCGCGTCAGCCACTCCTCAATGCGCTCGGCAATGGTGGCGATGCGTCGCCTGCCGTGCAGGTAGCGCGGCGAGAGGTACTGGCCGGTCGTCACATCGAACGAGTCGCCGGGCTTGAGCAGGTTACGAACCTGCGCTTTGTGGTTCAAATAGCTTCTGCGAAACATCTTAGCCTCCCATGTTAGAACCGTGAATTCCCAAACGCAACGGATCTACCGTTAACTCGAAATGGCGGCACTGACAGACTCTGCACCGCCTATAGATAAGATCCTCGCGTTCCTGGACCACGGGGCCTAGATTATCTTCCTGCTTGCAGCATTCTTTCCTTTTGTCACCCTGCTCCATGGCCGCTCCTATGTGATGGTGAGAATTGTTCCGGTCGTGACGCTGTTGTTATATTTCACCGAGAACGTCTCCCCGTTATTCAGTTGGAGATCGCTACCGTAATCCCACCATCCGGCGAGTTGATCTGTTGGCGTGACGGTATCATCATTGTAGAGCATGACATAGCGAAACGTCTGCCAATCCCCCGCCCCGGCGGTAAAGACTGACATGGTGCCGGTCATCGTACCCGTGCCAGCGGCTTCCGCCCACGTATTCAGCGTGTCGATGGGCGCGTATCCAGTTCCGGTCGGCTGAGTTATGTCAGCCAGCACGGTATCCGTCGCAGAGGGCGCGTCGGTAGAACGCGCGAGGGCGACTTTGAAGGTCGCTGTGTTGAGGTTGTGCCGAGCCAGACCGAGCTGCTCGACAAAGTCTTGAATTTTGTTGAAAGCAGCCATTATTCCTCCGAGGTGATCGTGGCGGTCGCCGTCTTGCCATCAGGCAAGTCGATCGACACTGTTTTCGGCTTCGTAGTCTTCATATCTTTCAGATGAGACGCCACTTGATCTACTGCTTTGATCATATCCTTGTGCATCTTCTGAAGCCCGGCTATTTCCTTATCTGCGCCGCCCTTTTCAGATGCAGAAGTCGCATCTTTAGCTTTCCGCTCAGCGGTGGCGATCGCATCTTTCGTTTTTGCCTCGTGTTTTATGCCAAGACTCTCAATTTCGCGAAGGGCAGCATCCACGAGCGCTTTCACTTCTAATTCGGTGACGTGAGCCATGTGCTCGAAATCTTTTCGCTCCGTATCGAGCTCCTGCTTGCTCTTATCAACGTCTGCAGCCTCTTCCGAGAGTACTTTGATGTTAGCGGCGTCGGAAATCTGCTGTTCGGACTTGTTTTTCGCGTCCGCAATCTCTTTGTCAGTTTTTGCTTGGAGTTGAGCGATCGAAAACTTGACATTTGCTTCAATATTGGCGAGGGAAGTCTTGGTTTTTGCGTCGAATTGCGCCAATTCCGTCTTATTCTTCGCTTCGATCTGCGCCTTCTCAATAGTTGGATCTGGCGGCTGCGGTTTCGGCGCTTGGAGTGTCTTCTCAATCTCACGAATGTAGTTGTCGAATAGTGTTTCAACTCCACCACGAGTATCAAACGACGCAGCAGCCCATTGTAGAATCTTCAGTGCGAATGGGGCCGCCGATGGTGCCTTCTCAAGGATCGGGGCCATCTGCCCGAAGAACTGACCCATGGATGTGACGAATTCTAGTCGGTTCTGCTTCTCCGCATTGTAGTCCGGAAGGGACATTTGCGTGGCGGAGACGTTGATCCGATACATCAAGGTTAGTTTATCTTTGATGAGTTGAATGGCCTGCCGCGCATACATCACGTCCGGCGTATATTCAATCAAAGATTTCTTGAAAATCGTGTCCGGTTGGAAATGGGCGGCAATAATCTGCGCTTTGATCGTGAGCCCTTCACCAACGAACTCCGCCACATCTTGTTGATATAGTTGTAGGCGTGAACTGGAGTATTGTGCCTTGAGTTTCTGTGCCCCGAAAGTTTCGCGTGGCGATGTAACGCCGCGCATGATATCGCTGATACCTGTCAACTCGTAGATTTGCTGGATCGTGTCAACACGTGACTCGCGCAGTTTTTCTATGACCGTGATCACCACTTCCAGTGGAAGCCAATCTACGACGCCTTTAACTCCCCCTTTCTCGGCGAATGCCGCCCAGTTGTCTACTGGGATAAGTTGATTCTCCACTCCCTGATTAAGCATGCGCTCGACGCCTTTAGCCGTCTTGTCATAGACACCGACAGCCTTACATGCGTCGATCAAATAGTTGATACGGATGTTGATATTATTGAGTTGCGCGTACTGATCCTGCACCATCGTGTAATCCGCGCGCCCAATGAATTTCTCATTGGTCTTATTCGCTAAAAGTGGCTTCGGGCACGGGAAGAAATTCGGAAGTTGATACGGATCGTCCTTTTCGTCGAGCATATGCTCGTAATTCGCTGCGATCCAATGTACTTTCCTCGTCGCTTTACACCAGATTTCGAAGATTTCTCCGCGCATCTCCATCTTGTTGGGGTCATCATTTCCTATGGCGACGCCTTTTCCATTCTTGTAGGCCACGAGGCCGATAGCCTCGCCTTTTTCCTTCCCAAAGCGGAGAATCATCGCCTTTCTAGACATCCAGACGCGACGGGAGACCCACGCCACCTCTGTCCAGAAGCGCGCCGGTGAATAGAAGAAGTCTTTCCAGTGAACATAATCGCAAGGAACGTTCTCATCATCGATTTTCTCGATCGGAACGCCCTCATATGTCCCTTCGTTGATTTCTGAGGTATAGCGAAACCAGATTTGTCCCTGTCCGGGGATCAAGCGATCCTCGACCGCTTGCTTCAGCGCCTCGTGCATGTCATTACCGGAACCTCCAGGCCCCGTTTGCAAGAGACGATAGATTATTTCTCCGGCGACGCGAGCGACATCATCTTCCGGATCCTGAAATTCGCGATTTACGATCGGCTTGGGCGGATTTCCGTAGAGCGCCGCCTTGAGAATCTGGACATTTGCCCAGAACATGTTGACTTTGTGAGCGCCGAGCCCTTCTTCATTTGAAGTATTTGTGTCGAGGTAGTGGCCGTTGACTTTATCGCCCGCGTCATGGAACTTTTCCAGATCCTTCTTGGAGAGGGTTATCTGGTTTTTCCAGTATTCGCAGTCGTATTCGGCCATTACCGGATCCTCTTGTCACGATTCAGACCGCACTCCCAAGCCTGATCCATCGTGAAACTATAATGCAGCGGAACCGCGAATGGCTTTGGCGCCTCCACTAGAGGAGTCGGAGATCCAAGTTTCGCCACTAAGCTCAAATACCGATAAGCATCCGCATAGTTGCTCGCCCAATCGTGGAGCGGCTTATCACGGAACGCCTTTTTCTCTTCGTCGAACTCCCTCTTGTAGCTCTTTAGAGCCTTTAGTCCATTGTAACAGCCTGCTTCGTCAAACACAATATCTTTAAACATCAACCGTGCGGCGCTGATTCCATCCTGAACTCCAAGTCCAGGGACAAGCCGTGGGCGGACTCCGCCGTTGAGCATCTGTTCCACGATGGAACGTCCAGTTTGCAGCGATTTCGCCCTCGCATCTTGAGGGAGCCAGACCTGCCCCATGCGGAAACCCGCCTCACGCTGAGCATGGAGCCAGTTTATGTAGAAGTCAATACTCTTCGATTCCCACTCATTAGCGTAGCTCACCAAGATATGATCCGGAAACTCCTGCCACCTCCACACGGCAGTCGTATCCGTGAATCCTAGATCGAAAACGTAGTGAGATTCAACCCCTGCCACGGGCGGGAAATCCCCCACTTTCGCATTCTTTACCTCCTGCCCGTAGTAACTCCCGCGTACCGAAGCGAACCATGAGCACTCCATTTCCGACTCGTACTCGTCGGCACTCATGGACTTCCGCATCTCCTCTAATTCATCCGGGTCGATAAGGCCAGTTTCTGATGCTTTCAGCATCAGCCGGTACCACGACTTTAGATCTCCTCCGGCTTGCTCCCAAATATCGTAGAAGTGATTGGGTCCATTCGGTGTACCAATGAAGACGGCCCATCCTCTCCTATCGGAGAGCGCCGGCCTGAGAATTTCGCTCCATAAATTCGGGCGACAATTTCCGTATTCGTCAATGGCGACTCCATCGAAGTAGAGACCGCGAAAGGAATCCGGATTATCCGCCCCATAGAGCGTGATACGCGCTCCATTGAAGATGTCAACGGAGAGTCCTGATTCGGAACTCTTTACGGCGACCTCTTTAGAGTAATGCTTGAGATAATCCCAGGCGATTTGCTTCGCTTGAGAGTAGAACGGGGCGATGTACCCGTAGCGCGGACGCTCTCTTCGTGCGTAGAGCGCCTTGGTGATCAAATCGTTGATGACGGCGACAGTTTTCCCCGCGCGCCGATGACAGACCATACATGACCATCGCTGATCGCGCCCGTGGAACGGGCGGAACTGCTCCCGTGGCGCATACGGGATGGTAACTGTCTTCACTACGCGCGCCCGCTACACATAGTGTCACGTTTCTTCACTCTGGCGGTGCGTCGAGCGCCGTGGGTGGGAGAACGTGGAGGACCCTTACGTCCTTCTTATCATCGAGCTCTGGATGGGAGGAGGGCGGGAGGAGACGTGCGTAGAGTTTGAAGAATTCATCCGGGTGGGCGTCTGCCCACAGGGCGAGGCGGGAGATGCCCCCGATCTGTTCGAATGCATCATTGAATGCACTGACGACCGCAGCGCGGGAAAGGGGACCTCTCCTTGGGAAGATCTTAAGGAACTTGAGATTTGGCTCGCCCGCAAGCCTTTCTAAGGTCTGCTCTGTATCCCTCACTTCCTCTGCGGGGATATATTCAATCACCTGTCCCATGCGCTGAGTATACCACGGTGACGGGGTCACCGCAAGCTCCCCTTTACGACGAACATGCTTCTGGAAACTCTACGTGTGAGGCAGAGGCCCCCACTACGCGTGAGGTAGAGGTGTCCATTCAACTCCCTACTACCCATAACCGGACGCGACGACCGAGTGTTCGTCTTGGGGTTCGGTCACCCCGCCCGACGTAAGTAAGCACTTACATACGAACCAAGCAAGGATCGTGCCAGCACTGTTTTGCTCTGCAAAACGATAACGCTTGCTATTTCCTGCCGATCGTATATACTAGTTGCATGGTTGGGAATGGTCCTGACCATACAAAGGAGATTCACATGGCAAACGTCAAGCCCGTCACCCCGTCCGTCGCGCCCGTAGCGCCCGTCGTTCCGGCGGCCGCCGCCCCGAAAAAGCTGGTCCTCGGCGCCAAGGCCCCGAAACACCGGACGACCCACACCGCGACCGCGTGGGCGGCGATCACCAAGAAGTTACCCGCCACGGCGGCCGACCTTGCCGCGCTGCCGGAACTTAAAGTTCCGGAATGCGGTGGGCCGAAGGGCAACGGCCTGCTCTACGTCAGCTATGCCGTCCGGCGCGGCTGGCTGGCCGAACAAGCCTAGCGCGACAGCCGCCCCGACAAGGGGCGGCTTTTCTTTTCGTCCGGGACGTCATCGTCCCGGCGTCTTTTCTTCCTCGTCCATCATTATTCTGATGGAAATCGCCAAATCCGATCTCCTAGGAATTGTAATCAAAGAGCTTTACGTTTGGGGCCGGGCTGTCCAGGTCGTCCCAACGCGGCTAACTGGGGACGGCTAACTGGGGACGGCGGGGGAGCGGTAGCCGTGGTAGCCGAGTAGCCGTGGTGCCCATTTTCTGCATACTATACACTAACCTCTGGAGGTGTCTACCTGCCTGCGTACGTATAATTAAATTTCATGGCTACCTCGGCTACCTCGGCTACCTCTGTAGTCATTCCCCAATTAAAACAAGCACTTCCGTGCCCCGATCCCGGTAGCCGAGGTAGCCGAGGTAGCCGTGAACACTTACGGATACCTTGCAGAAACCTTGCAGAAACCTTATAGAGTAACAAAAGAGTAACAAAGATTT